TCTTATGTCTATGTCAGGGTATTGATGTTTTATCTTTAGGTGTTTCTTTCTATCTGCTGTCGTAAATCTCCCTTTGCTTTCTATTATTAACTCATTAGGTAGTATAAAATCTGGAGTGTAAGCCTTTATTTCAGATAACTCCCAGTAGATTTTCATAGTTTCATACTCAAATGATATGCCCCTATCAGTTAAATCTTTTGATATGTCATCTTCTAAACCAGATCTATAGCCATTTTTTATAGCGTGTCTTCTTCTTTCGGAGGTTGCCAAAGCTCATTATCCTTTTTTCTTAACCACAGTAACCTAGCATTCTCTACTACACGGTCTTTATTTCCATCGTAGGCCCCTAAACAAGCACTCCATAAGTCATACTCTGTATTGCACTCTTGTAGTATCTTAGAAGCTCTTACAGGACCTACCTTCCATAAGCCAACTATGTTATCTGCCCTATCTCCAGTTAATATCTGAGTATAAAAAAACTTTAACCCTTCCCACTTACTTACTTTTTTCCACTCATTCTTACCAAAATTAAAATGCCAACAAGGTATCTGTAACATATCTTTATCTATAGATGCTACAACTACTTTGTTGTTTAGTCTTGTTGCTTCTTTCGCTATAAGGTCATCGGCTTCTTCTCCTTCACTAATTATAGCTCCATATCTACTTACAAAATGCTCTCTTATAATGGGCAAATGAATTGGCTTTTCGCTATCTGACCTGTTACCTTTATACTTATGGGTCTTAGATATTTCGTGACGAAAGTTCCCTACACCAGTTAGGAAAATTATGTAATCATTAGGTGTAGGGAACACGGTAGTTTGCTCTAATATAAACTCTATTAATTCATCTGCCTTAGCTTTAGCATCAACAGAACTCAAGTCTTGGGTAGAGAAGGCTGATCTATAGGCTACAATATCACCATCTATCAGTACTTTTCCCCTATCCATTAGAACTCACTCCAAACCATCTCACCATTATCTTTTTCAAATGCTACACTTTTAACATAATCAAAACCCACTGCTTTAGTAGCTTCGTGAAAAGCCCAAGCTAACTGATGTAAGTCTTTAACTACTTTACGTTCCATGTGTACCTTACCATCGTAGCCGTCTAGTTCCTCTTCACTCTCAAAGATAATAGTAAGTTTCATTTAGTCCACCATAAACAGTTTGTCATCTTCAGAAGGCCCAGAGTTAGATTCGTATTTAACATGGTCTAATACTCCAATATTCATAAGCCTAACCCCTATCCCTTTTTTGTAAGTCTCAAACTGCACTTTAGCTTTAGTGCCATTACCTAGAGGGCCATCATCATCAAAAGACCACATACGCTTATTGTCTTCCCCTTTCGTAAGATCAACCACTTTAGGTGCGCCACCGTAATCAACTTCAACATCTTTTCCAAACTTATCTTGGAACACTTTAATGTTGTCTTTATAACGTTTGAGCTTCATAAACTTACCTATTCCAAACTGTGAGTTACCCTCTATAATTCTAGGGGAGTTCATAGGAGCAGGATCAAGTCCATCACCGTATAACTTATCAACCTGATCTTCATTAGTAAAGTAACCATTAACTACAAACTGACCGCCATTCTTAGCAACTGATTGTGCGGCAGTAGGCCCATTTGGGTCACCCATGTCTAAGTTCTCTTCAAATACTTTTGGGTACTCAAGTACCATTTCCATAACATATTTAGCCATTGTCGGATTCCTTTTTTACAACTGATACTTACTATATAGCACTATTTTTTAAAATAATACAAGTAAATAATTAATTTTTTTTAGTGTATCTCAGCATAATTATTACCAAACTGAGATTCCATACCTAAATCTACATTTAATTTTAACAACTGGTTTAAATCTCTTATAGAGTTGTGCATAATATTAACTACTTCATCTTCTTCTCCCCTTTTTACTAAGGCTATAACCTCATCGTGAAACTGCCCAACAGTCTCTAACCCCTGTTGTCTACAAAACTTTACCCAATTATCAAAACAATAAACACCTGTTCCTTGATTTAAAGTAGAAAACCTATCTTTATCACTTCTAAGAGAGTACCAAAATTTAGAAACTGGGTTTTGTAACCACATAGAACCAAACAAATCCTTAATTCTTACACCCTTCGCTACGGCCTCTACAGACCAGTTACGTGACCAGAACGCTTCTAATAAGTTTTTTGCATCAGAAGCACTCATACCAGTGTTACGAGCCAACGTAGAGGCTCCTACACCATACGTAGCACTATAGTTAACAACTTTGTAGTTCTTCCTTAAATCTTTAAGGCTTTTCTCTCCAGAGTTGTGCTTATCTATGTCCTCTTGAGATATTAAACCTGCGTGTTTAGCTAAGTCTAAATGTGGGTCAAACCCTTCTTTTGACATCTCCTCTACGTAGTTAGGGTCTAACGGTTTCATGTAGTGTCTCTTGGTTGTGTCTTCTAGACTTGTCATGTCAGCACCACATAGAATGTAATCTTCTGGTGATGTAAGACAACTACGTATCTCTTCACCGTATGGCTTATCTACAGACGGTAGATTAACTAAAGGTTTTGCGTGTTTAAACCTCAAGGTGTTTGTTAACCCTGCAATCGTAGCTTGTAAGTAACCACCTTTCTCACACTCAACAAAGGACTTTATTATACCAATCCTATGAGACAATACACTTAAGCCATCTAACAAATCAATCCTTGGGTCTACACTAGACAACCTTTTTACAGAGGTACACAACTCACTACCTTTTCTAACTTGTTCTATCTTCCTTTCTTTACCAGTAGCTTTATCCCTTAAGAACTTAAATGTTTGAGGACGCCAACCAATAGAGAATAACCAATCTTTAACCTGATCAGTAGAGTTAGGGTTAGCCTTCTCTTCACCTGTCTTAACTACAAAGGTTTGTGTCGTTACAGGCATTTTATATTCTTTACATAAATAAACCCAACGCTCACCATGAGAACTAAGCTGACCGTCTTTCTTATACATAACTTTAGGTTTATTAGCTACCCTTGTTATATCCTTTCTTGGCATAGCATCAGCTAACTGTTCTATCTTTTCTTCTCTTAACTTTTGCCACTCATCTTTATATTCAGTAGCTTTTTTTATGTCTAATTTCCACTGTAGGGCCTCTTGTTCTCTGGCACAATCCAACTTAAAACTAAGGTAGTCTATAAACTTATCTCTATCAATTGGGTTAGGGTACAACTTACTTAACTTATAACCTAAGTCTCTCCATAACCTACTATTTATTTTTACATCCTCATCACATCTATGGGCATACTGTTCTGGGGTTAAATTATTCCAATCATCTATTTGTGGTTTAGGTACACCGTAGTCTTCACCGTAACCTTCTAGTCCATGTTTAGGTCTGTGATGGTTTAGATACCAAGACAAAGCTAGAGTGTCTATTAAAGTAGCCTTGACCTTAATATTAAGCACATTTTCCACCGCAGGGATGTCAAATCTTATGATGTTATGACCGATAAGTTTATCAGCTTCTAACAAGAGTGTTCTCATCTCATCATAGTCGTGGGTATGATAGACTTTATTTCCATCGGGGGAGTATGACATAACGTGAATCTTAGTCAGGTCATCTAAAAGCCCATCAGTTTCTATATCAAAAATCATATAACTTCCTTTAAGGTAAATGTTTCCATGTTAAATCTCATACGACCTGCTCTACCTTCTTCTGAACAAGGTCTGTTCTTTTGTACACTAATGTATGTAGTGTTACGTTCATCTACATCATCAGCTTCTTTATCTCTCTGTAAGTCTATAATAACTGATGCACGTTGACCTATCATTTTACAATACTTAGGATCACCATCTTCATTCGTATGTGCAATCGTTACAATACCTACATTAAGTTCTGCGGCCAACTTAGACAACCGTATAGATAAATCTGCAAGTAACTCCTCTTTTGTTGACTCTGATCTACCTGCAACAACATCCTGTATAGGCTCAAAGAATACAAACTTACAACCACAAGCCTGACTAAAGAAACGTATCTGATCTATAAGTTCTTCTGCACTCTGACCATCACCAAGGTAGAATTGATAGAACAACTCATCCTTTGTTAAAGATTCAATAGCACCTACAACCTTATCCTCTACGCCCTTGCCATCTATTAAGTCTCTTCTAGTTACGTTATCTTTCAACTCATACGATACTAAACCTAATAGTGTTCTAAGTTTAGTTTCTTCTAAGTGCCATGCGGCAATAGGTACACCTTGCTTAAGGAAGTTATACTCTAAATACCTCATGACTTCAGTTTTACCTATACCAGTCTGTGCTTTAATGACAGTAAAGTGACCCTGCATCAAGCCAAGTATCTTCTCATCCAATGCTTCTATCCCTGTAGGAACATACTGATGCTCTGGTGTATCATGATATAAAGATAAGAACTGATCTGTAGTGTTAAGTATATTCTCTGGTGTATACTTCTTAGCATTCCACCAAGCAGACTTAAACTCTTGATTAGCATTATCCTGTAGAAACTCATTAGCGTCCTTGTACTTGTCGTGAGGTACTCTATAGACCTTATTAGGAAACAACTTAGCCATTCTGTCAGCTACTGCATTCCCTGCTTCATCGTTATCTACAGACATAATAATCTTCTCAAAACTATCTAACCACTCTTTACAGTTTTCCCATAATTTCCTCGATGGGGTAGCTGATGGTAATGAGACTACAGGTGTAGTGTAACCACTCTTAAGCATCTGGGCTACAGATAAAGCATCAAGTTCACCTTCTGTTACAGTTACCATCTTAGATGACCCTGCGGTAAACATATTCATACCAAACAACTCATCACCTCTAAAGTTATCTTTAGTATAAAATACTTTCTCACTTAACTTTCTAACCTTAATTCCCCCACTGGGGTATATGTATTCTTGCCTGTCTGCGTAAGTCCTAACATTAAAGTCCTGCATCGTAGACGCATTAACACCACGCATAGCTTCATATTTCCACGTACCTACCTCTTCAATATTTTTAGGTGTGTAGTCTACAACATTATTCATATCATTCCTTTCTTTTACAGGATATTTATCTTTAGCCCAACTAAACATAGTGTCTTTAGATGGGTACTTTCTATTACAAGAAAAACACATGCCATAACCACCAGTGTTATAACTAAATGCATCACTCGATCTACAATCAACATAAGGACAAGGTTGGTGTTTTCTTTCTTCTGACATTCTATTTCCTCTTAAGTATTAACTTACGTTATTTAACTTATGTAGTATTATTAATATAGTTTTAACTTACGTTATACTTATGTTTAAGGTTTATACTTATTATGTAGCACTATTTTTCTCTTTTCTACAAGTAAAGTTTTGTTACAGATTCTTTCAAGTGCTATATTCTCTTGTAAAGATACATACTGTTGCGTTATATCTAATTCATCAGCTATATCAACTTGAAACATATCTTGTAAGTATTTCATTTGTATTATTTTCCATTGTAGGGGGGTAAGAAATAACTCAGCTATCTTGAGTATATGATTAAAGTACTCTTCTCTCTCATACTCTATTGCATGGTCTTGTGTTTGGGTTTCATACCCTTCTACATTCACATAGGTTGAGTTTACTGCTTTAGATAAATTCTCTATACCAATTTCATTCATAGATGTCACTTTTATTTCATTACCTCTTACTATAGTTCTTGCTTCTTCTCTAATAGGAACACTAACAGGAAGAGACTTAAGATTAACAAAGTCATGTACCTTTCTATTAGCCATCCTATACAGATTAGCAGGGTGAGTGTTCCCTTGAGACATCTGCTCGTAGCACTCAAGGACACATTCTGACACTAAATCATCGTGTAAGTCTGGCCTGTTGTACTTAAATGCTATCTTCTTACAGATCTTAAGTATCTCTTTCTCATTCATAATAACTCTTTCCTATTATACGTTTAAACCATACTCACTTAGATCTACTGACCCTAAAGGTTTTGTTACTAGATCATCTCTATATATACCTTCCTGCAACCACTCAGGTATAGATCTATCTTTGTTCCATCGTGCAAAGGACATCTTACAACGCTTATAGAATTGACGATAGGCTCTGATAGGATAGTCCTCATCTGTCTTAAGGTCATCATGTCCTGAGAAACATTGAGGGTGTGGTGTTCGAGGGCCTTCAGGTATGTAGTAAGCACCTTGATTAAGGACATCATAATGTTTAGCACAACCATGCTTCTTACCATACCTATGTGTATACTCATCAAGCATAGCATCATACAATCTCCAAGCAAACCTATAGTTACTCTGAGTCTCCATAGCCCATAGAGTGCATGGGTGCTTCTGATGTACGGCTCTATACAGGTTATGCTCTTCTGCATAGTCAGGTGCATGATGCCACAGTGCAGTACATAACATCTGTGCTTCCTCTAATGGCATCTTAACAATATGTTGGTCACATAATGCCTTAGCTATATCTTTAGGTTCATGGTCAACTATAAATCTATTCATTTGTCTTCCTTTTTAACTGGTGGTTTAACTGGTGGTTTAGGTAACTTATCTATGTTTTTAGCCCAATCATCAACGGGATCAGTTTTACCTACATCAGTCATTTTCCCTAGAAGGTATCGGACAATCCTTAGTATAAAACTTATTCCCTTGTTATTACTATATTTTATTGACGATTTACTCTCATTTTCCATCGGTATACCCCCTAGATTAATCTTCTATATGCGAACCCATACAGTATATATGTCTATCGCTTGTCTTCATTGCAAGTACCCTATGAACTTTAAATGACTTATAACCATCGGAAGTTTTTAGAGGTACTATACCATGTGATTCGAACATCTCAGTAGTAGTCTTACCACGTTCATTGTTCTTTAGTCCATCCTTAGAGTTGATCAAGCCTGTATAAGTTCTTTCCTCACCATTATCTTTAAGGAACTTGACTGTTACTTCTTTACCTACTTCATCACCTAAGATGTTACTTACTGCTATTGGATCTATCATGTTAATCTCCTATGTTATCTGATTCTTACTGTACGCTATGTACTTCTTACCGTCAAGAGCTTCCTTCTCTAGCCAACAGTTTTTTTCTAACATCTCTGCCCTGTCCATAGCCGCCATTCTACTATAACTTCTACCTACATCTAAGGGTATTATGGTATCCTTATGGGTTAACAAGGCTATAATGTAACTATCTCCATTCATTAACTACCCTCCAACACATCAAATGTAACTACAATCTGACCTGATTTGTCTTTAATTTTCATTGTACCATGACGAATGTAATCTACTGGACAAGTCCTTAGCCACTCTAAAAACTCTTCATGTTTAGTCATTAGTTTTATAAACCTTTTATTATCCATCATTTTTATCCTTCATACAATCCCAGTATTCATCTATAGCTTTATTCTCAGCATCC